GATCAGCACAACCGGCCTCAAGGCCGGGGAGTCGTTAGCTCAAGACCTCGATGATCGGCTCGACCGCATTGCACTTGCCGGACACGGCGATGGTAGCGGCCTTAATATCGAAGTCCCGCTTCTCGGACCGGAAGTCCGGGAAGGTATAGGACCGCGAGTTCACCGCCCCGCAAGGCCGCGTGTCGATGATAACCAGGTCCACCGAATACGGTTCGCACAGGTCCGACGACGACGAAACCCACTCAGCGGCGGCGTCGATGCCCTTCAGCGCCTCGACCGGAGTAATGACTTCGCCGGTGCCGGACTTGATCTGGTCGAACGTGCAATTCAAGGACACATCCATAGGCACGTCATCGCCAGCCCGCACGGCGTCCAGGTGGCCACGATCCAGATCGTACTTGTACTGATTGGCCTCGGACCACTTCGCGTCACCCTCACCAACCTTGATCTCGATCGACTGTTTGTCAAACGTCAAAGTCGCACCCGTCGAGTACGAACCAGCCCCGAGCGCTGGGGTAAAGGTAATGCTCGTGGTCGGACCAGTGCTGGCCGGCGTCCGAGCCGTGACGACATGCACTTGGTCAGCGTCGGTCTCACCAGCGATCGTGAATCGCGCTCCAACCGGGACCTTGGTGGTCACAGCCGTGTTGAGCGAGACGGTGGAGATCGTCAAACTCGTGTCAGTCTGTGTCGGGCCCGTGCCGTCGCCGCCAGCCACCGTTTCAGCGACCGTGACCGTCCCGGATGGAGTGAGTTGAGTTGCATCCTTAGTCATGTCGGTTTGGTGGGCCTCGCTGAGCGCACCAATGAACTCAACAGTATAAACCCAGGACAATTTCGTGACCGACACATTGCCCTCACCGATACTCGGCAACGCTTCGAGGCTCGACTGCACTTGCGCAGCCGATGCGTCGAAAAGAATGAGGTTCGTAGTGTTGCCACCAAACGTCAGCGTGAATGTACCGCCAGTCGGCGTGCCGCCAATTGTGACAGTTTGTTTTTCGTTAGTCTTCTTTGCCGACAAGGCAGTACCCGAAAGACCATCCTTCAGGTACACATCGCAGTTTTTAAGCTCGATACGTGCCATTGCATATTCTCCAACAAAGGTTGTATTCGGAAACTTGAACCCGTCTGGTCGACCCAAACGGTATAACCTCGCCGCACGCGACGAGTTAGTCGGTCAACTCTATCTCGAACGCATTCTCGACTTCAATCTGATTTACCGCGTCCGTCACGGTGATTTGACCGAAGTTCAACAAACGCGCTTTCTGTTTTGAGGGAGATGACAAGCACCCTAGAAATACTTGAGTGCTTTCGTCGCCTTCCACGTAATCGTCTGCCTCGTTCCCGTAATTCCAAACGGGAATCGGGTCACTCAACGCCTCCATGAATGCGCCTGCCCATTTCAGCAGGTCATAGGCATTGGCAACATCCTCGTCACGCTGCGACAAAAGAATGTTCACATCCATGGTCGCGCGATAGTAGCCACTCGACGGATTGGTTATGAGTGGCCCGGTTATCCGAACTTCCACGTGCGCCTTCGAGTGGACAAACTCCGCTGTCCGCTCGTCGATTCCCTCAACTAAGCAAGACAATGAAAGGTCACTCGCCACATCCTTCATGGCAACGGCGATTGATGCGTGTATCCAACGTGGCCAGTTTGCGTTCATGCTTGCGCCTCATCCGTAAGAGCTAGGGCACTCTCCACGTCGACCGCATACGTCGTAAGGAGTTTCGTACTCGCAACTTTGACCCCAGGCGTCTCCACTGGAACTTCACCGGTCAACTCACCGACCGTGATTATCCACCCGCCCATCTCGAACTCTTCCACCGTTTTGACGGGGTACTTTCGTCCTTGATAGACGATGTAATCCTCGACGGTCAGCTTCAACGTGGCAGGAACATCGTTGCGATCAACGATGAAACTGCCATTCCCAAGATCGTAAGAACCACTCGCTTGAAAATCCTGCGAGACTTCTGTGCCCGCCACCTTCCTAAAGAGTGAGTGACGGGATGTCGTGATCGGCATAACGATTGCGCAACGAATATGGTACTTGCTCACGCTCGTTGCGCGCACACCGGTGCGCACGTCCGTCGCTGACGTAACGGTCGAGTAAATGTCAATAGGCGACCCATACGCTCGTTTGAGCATATAGAGCGAAATCCGTTGAAGACCTCTAAGTTGATTCATTGGCTTTCAACAGTTTTTCTGCCAGTTTCATTGCCTCGGGATACTCGCACCGCAAACATCGAGACAGCACCAACTCCAACCGCGCCATTACATCCGTGCTTCGCGTTGTCAGTTCCGCGTACTTCTCGACCATCGGCAGAATGACATCCTTCTGCTCTTTTTCCAGGTTTTCGATCCGGGTTTGAAGTCGATCCTCGCGCCTAAAATCCTTCCACAAAATGAAAATCAGAACCCCAAGCGCTGGACCGCCGACCGGACCCCAAGTCTGCAAGAATGAAAGAATGTCCGACCAACCCATGACTAAGTTCTCCAAAAGAACCCACCACTCCGGCACGATTGCCGGAGTGGTTGGATTATCGGCTTAGCCGAGAAGCGGAACGCACAACGCGCTGTCGAGCACAGCGGTGCCAAACAACATGTCGATGGCGACCTTACGGCCTTCATTGATGACATCCTGCATAGCAATGGTGATCCCGATACCATCAGCGCTGTGAACGGCCGAAAGCATACCAGCACCAGTCTGGACAGCCAGCGGACGAGTCACAAGCGCCAGGCAGTTCCGATGGAACGCCGGGTTGATCGCGCCGTAAGGACCGGGGCAAACCACGGTCGAATCCTGCGTGATCGTCCGATCCAGTGGACGGTCCAACAGCACGGTACTCGTGGTCGTGGCAGTTGTCACAACCTCGATCACGGTATAGGTGTGCCGATTCGCGCCGCCCGAATCACAGAACGAAAGCAACTGACCAACCTGCGGACCCTTGCCGGATGTGTGACTCTTCAGAGAGATGCCCTCAGCATAACCAGCAACGGCAGTTGCGGCCACAGCACACTTGTTGTACCGAGTCGCCACGGCGCTCGCCAACACCCCATACTTCAGACCTTCGTTAAGGGTGACACTGGTGTTGTCAGTCTTGGCGGCGATGTACGTCGGCTGGTCATTACCAGCGATGTTCACATACTCACCAACCGTCGATGTCGTACTGACAGCACTGGCCGGAATCACGGTCGCCTCAGCCGCAACGGGGGAGGCGTCAATGGCGAACTGCACAATGTCAGCACCAGTCAGAACTTGATTCACATTCTGGCTCAGATAGGTGTCGAAATTCAGAATCGTACCCAACTGGGCAGTGTTGATCGGCGAAGAACCGTCACCACGAGTCGAAGCCGTAATGAAGTTAGTGGACTTCAACATAGCTGCCTTGGCACTCGGAGCCAGGAGCAAATGACGGCCATCCACCGGAGCCTTGTTCTGGTTGAGGATTTGGTCGAGTTCGACCACCGAGTCGTATGCGGTAGCAGAAGTCAAACCATTCAACTTGCCGGCGCGCGACGCATTGGTCAGACCAAACGACGCCGCCATACGGCCGAGTACCGCACGATCAATCGCGCGAGCCATGACCCGGATGCGTGGGGCCAGATAGGTCGCAACCAAGTCCTTGAAGGACAGACTCATCTCGCCCGGTTTGATGCAGAACGTCTGATTCTGCCACTGGTTGAGAACGACGGGAACGTCAGTCGAACTGGTGGACTGGTTCAACGTCGAGACGGTCGTATCGTCCGTCCGACGCATGATTTTGCTCTCGGCCGGGCGTCGGGTATGAACGGTGTCGCCATAATTGGCGATCTCGCTCTCGAAATCGCGGTGGACCAACGCGGCCACAACCATGTTCTCGTACAAGATTTCCAAGGACTCACGGGCCCAAATTTCCGGCACGTAGGCCGAGTTGGGTGCAGCACCGTCAATACCGTAGCACGCGATCTGCACGGGTGCCAAATACTTCGTATCCATTTCTCACTCTCCTAAACTGATGTGTTTGTTTACCGTTGCCCGCCTAAGCCGACATAGCCTGGTCGGTTAATTCACTTCCCGAACTGTACTCGGTATGTTGTTCTAAGTAGTTGGCTCCTTGCCGTAAGACTGCTGGATCATCCTTGGCATACCCAAGCATCGTGTTACAATGCTTGCACAACACTCCTCGAACTTTACCCGTCTTGTGATCGTGATCGACACTGGGGCGGCCGTCAAAACTCGCCCCGCAAACTTCGCACCGTCCAACGGCCACCAAAGCGTCATAAGCCTCTGCGGTCAAACCATACTTCCGTTTGACGTGCTTGTAGCAATCTTTAGCTCGATTCTGTCTGGCATACAACTTCGCGGCCAAGCGGCCTTTAGGTGTCTTTCGCCAAATTTGAGTTTGCACAAGAGCGCAAAGTTTACAGTATGTCGCACGACCATCTGTACTAGCTGCCGCCCGATGAAAGTCACTCATCGGTTTATCAATCTCGCACCTTGAACACCGTTTCACGTCCGTGTCCCTGAATCCGTGCTGCACAAAGTATGCAGGATCGCGCCTACACTTCTTGCAGTGTGTAGTATGCCCATCTTTGTGGGAAGCCTTCTTATGAAACTCGCTCAACGGCTTTTCGATTTTGCAGCGTGAGCAAGTTTTCACAATCCAAGCACCTCGGGATGATCGCGCCGAAGCCTCCGATACTCGGTTTGAGACATATTCTTCACATCGACCTTGCCAGCCGATGTACGGGTGCCAGTACCAGAATTCGCGCCCATGCCGGACACGACGTTTGCCTTGAAGAGATTGCCAAATTGCTCTGGCATCTCCTTCATCTTATTCACGGCATCCGCCGGGTTCAACTTGAGCGTCACGGCTTTACCGTCCACAACAGTGTCCAATGCCACCAGCACTTGGTACTCGCCGGTCGGCTTGCCCTCGGCGTCCTTGACCTCGGCCAACTCGGTCTTCGGCCGCAGCAGGTCGACCATCAGCCGCGCGTTGAAGGCGTCGCCCGTGACGGCAGCGTCTTGGAGTTGACGGTTGATGTTGCTCTCGCGGAATCGGTTCTCCCACTCCTTAGCCCGCTTCTCGGTTTCGGTCAACTTGCCGGTGAACTGCTCTTCGAGCAGTTTCTTCTCCTTCAGCAGACGTTCCTTCTCCGTATGCAACTTGCTCTCCACGTCTGCCAGTGACTCGCGCAAAGAATCTCTCTCCTGCTCCGTCAGACTCTTGTTCGCGAGCAGATCGTTGTACAGTTTCTCCTGCTTCTGGAGTTCGGCCTTCTGTTGCGCCTTGAACTTGGCCTCCGTCTTGCGGCGATCCTCGGCCAGGTAAGCGTTCACCTGGGCTTGGGTACGAAATACTTGCTCGCCGCCCTTGGCGGCAGCGGTAGCGGCAGCCTCAGCAGCGGCAACTTCAGCAGCGGCAGCCTCAGCAGCAGCGGCCTCAGCATCACTCTCAGCGTCGTAACAAGCCAACATCACAGGAGCCAAATACAAATCACGCAACATCTTCAGTTTCCTCAAGCCCAGGGATGATTTCTAAGTCTGCCGGCCCAGGTTTCCGACAAACCAGCCTGACCGAACGATCAGTTGATACGACTAAGGTTCACGCCTTCCGAGTCACGCAGGAACGGGCGCAGATACCGCCACGCCTGTGCGTTCGGAATTCCATTTACAAGGTGCTCCATAGGAACTTGATCTCGGGCGTATTGCGTCCGCACCGAACCATACGTATGATTCGAGATGCCAAGTGCCTCTAGTTCCAACTCCGGGTCCCGCCCATCAAGTAGCGAGTAGGCCAATTCGTAGGTGGCGATTCGTATTGCTTCCGGCACGTCCGTGTCGGCGCCACGGGGGAACTCCAACACCTGGTCAGCCTCAGCCGCCCGAATCTCCTCATAGGTCGCGTGCGGGTACGCGGTCAGCAGTGTTTGAACAGTTGCCTTGTACCCCTTGAACGCCAGCGCGTCGATGATCTTCGTAGCTGCCCACAACGCCTTCGGTTTGTCTGTGCCGTTAGCGTCGTCCCAGGCAGTCGCGTGGAGTCGCGCGGCGAAATAATCTTCCGCCTCTACCAAAGTGCCGTAATAACTGGTATCAAAGGACATGGCTAGACCCCCAACCATGCATAATCACATCCATCTGATGCCTGGCCGACCACCGCAACTGCAACCGCAGCGTCCGTATCACCCTTGGCAGTTTCCGTGACCGTGACCGTCGCCGTGTTGCCCTTCTGCGTCTCGACCACGCCGACCGTCAGGGCATTTCCCTTGTAGGTTTCGACCACGCCGACCGTCAGGGCATTTCCCTTATGAGTTTCGACCACGCCGACCGTCAGGGCATTTCCCTTGTAGGTTTCGACCACGCCGACCGTCAGGGCATTTCCCTTGTAGGTTTCGACCACGCCGACCGTCAGGGCATTTCCCTTGTAGGTTTCGACCACGCCGACCGTCAGGGCATTTCCCTTATGAGTTTCGACCACGCCGACCGTCAAAGTGTTGCCGGTATGAGTGGTCGCAACATTAACTGCATGACCTGTACCAGTCAGGTCAACATCGGTCGCAGTCATCTCACTCACATTCGTCTTGGCTAGGTTGCCAGTGAACTCAACGATCCAAGCGCCGGGGACACCAGTCACACTTACATCACCATTAGCAATGTTGCTAAGTCCCTCCAAAGCCTCCCGGACTTCCGCAGTAGTCGCATTCCAATTGATAGTTGACGTAGTTTTGGTCGCATAAGTGAGAGTGAAGGTTCCACCGTCCGTGTCAGTAAGTGTGACTGTCTGCGTCTCATTTGAACCGCCGACGCCCGTGATCGGTCCCATATCGGTCAAGGCTTTTCCACTGACAAACTCGACCGCGTAAGGTCCGTCGCCCGTGACCGTGCAATTTCCCGCCCCGATACTCGTGAGCCCGCGCAAAGCCGTCTGGAGGTCCGCGCCACTAACATTATAGGCCAGCGCGCTAGTGGATTGACCACCAAGGGACAGGATCATCGTGTCACCGGCCAGGGCGGCGCTGACCGTGATCGTTTGGACCTCGTTCTTGCCGCCGACGCCCATGATCGGTCCCATATCGGTCAAGGCTTTTCCACTGACAAACTCGACCGCGTAAGGTCCGTCGCCCGTGACCGTGCAATTTCCCGCCCCGATACTCGTGAGC